ATTCAGTTAATCCTATTAAAATAGTTGTTCATGTATATGATACCCCTTGTTATTGTCCTGCCCAAAAGATTATCCATTTAAGACCAAATGAACAAGCTTTGAAATTAATGATAAGTAACCCTGATAGTTACCTTAATATAGTAGGCAATAAAAGAATAAAACAATTTAAAAATGAATTCTCTCCTACTAGAATAAAATCAACCATTTACCACGAAGTATCACATTGATTACAAGAATCTTTAAATAATCAACATATTATAAAAGAATTAATTCATAGAAATAAAGATGCAAAATATAACAAAAGTATTAATATTAATATAACACCAATAGAAATAGATGCTCAAATTCACGCTATAAAACAATTAAAAAGAGATTTTGGAAATAAAAAATGAGAAGAAGTAACTTGGTTTGATATACTAGAAAAATCAAGTTCTTTCTTGATTATTTTTACATCAGTAAAAAAACACGTAGAATATATGGAAAGTAAAGAAGCTGATAAGTTTATAAAAGATTGATTTAAATCTTACATGAAGAGAATACATAGAGAAAAGTTATTAGGGAAAAAATTACAACATTACCCTAATAACTTAAAAGATTTAAATATATTACTTGATAAATTTTGATAAATTACAATGATTTATGATAGGGTAAAATGAAATCTTGTTTTACCCTATCATATTTCAATTTATAATCTTTAGTAGAACCAGCAGAAACATTATTCTTATTTAATGGAGTTTGAAAAAAACTATTAATCTTTTCCCCTATATACCCATACCTTAACATTTTTAATCATAAGCATCAATCCAATAATCTAACATACTTATCATCTGTTACAAACCCACCAATTTCTTCTAATATATTTCTTTTAATCATAGAATTAGATGATATATAATTCTGTTGTATTAATAATTCCTTATCAAATTCCCTATCAAATGTTATACTCTGTTCTTTTAATGTATATTTAAAAGGAACATAAACATATCCTATATTATCTTTGCTATTAGATAATACATTATACATTTTATTTAACATTCCCTTTTGCATATGAATATCATTATCTATTTTAATAATATACTTTACAGGTTCATATTTTGATTCATATTTTTTTAATGCCAATTCTGTATTTAATGGTATATTATTATTTCCTTCATAGCTAATTCAATCATATGACTTATTATATTGAATGGTATTGGTTAATGAGGGGGAAATACAATCCCACTTTTTTAATGGTGTAATCACTAAATATTTGGGATTAATAACTTTTTTAATTATACTGAACATTATAAAACCTATCTTGCCTAATTAAGTTAAACAAATCACATTTAAAATCAATATTCCTATCTTTTTTACAGCCAAAACAATTTTCTAACAGGAAACCTTTGTTAAAATAACAAACTTTTTTAAAAGGACAAACTTTATTTTTAGGAAGAATAATAGTCATTATTTTTTGCCTTTCTTTTGTTTCTTTTCTTCTGGAACTTCCTTTGGTATATGTATTTTTATATGCTCAATTAATTCTTCTGGTGTTTTAAATGAATCAATACAATAGGGACAAGCATATTGTTCCTTTTCATATCTTGAATCTTGTTCAAATTTATCTATTTTTGTATATAAATGTTTAATTTGCTCATCTTTATCTTTAATTTGTTCATCTAAATCTTCCATCATTGTATTCAATATTTCTATTTTCTTTTTATACTTTACATCTGGTTTTGCTTGTTGTTTTAATAGTTCTGGATGAATAGCGTGAACTATAGGGGAAGTTCCAAAACTATTAATTCTTATTGGCCCTCCTACACTTGTTTGTATGAAATTTATTGTTTGGTCTTTATTTTCTGCTAATACTGATACATCAAATGTGTTGCTGTTACTCTTTATTGTATAATTTACTTTGAATACATACACTCTTCTCTCCTTTTTTGAGAACTTGGTTTTTAACTACTTAATTTAATTAATCTTTTTTATTACAAAAATGGCAAAAACAAGGAATTAGGCATTTACAGGGAAAAGGGATACAGATATACCCCTTTCAGGAGAAAGGGGTTAAAACCTCTTTAAAATCAATTTATTCTTCAATAATTTCTTCAACCTGCTTCATAGTAACTTCTAACTCCTCATTAACAGAAGAATACCCTGTTTTCTGTATATGCTCATTTAATTTATTTAATAATTCATCATCAATGATTTCAGCAATTTTAATACTACCCTGACACTTTTTACCAGTAACAGTATTAGTATATCAAGCCCCACCTTTAGTAATTAATCCACATTCCATTGCTAATGCTTCTAAACCTGAATAAGGGTCAACACCATTCTGGTAATCAATATTTACTATACATTCCTGAAAGGCTGGATAAAATCTATTTTTTAAAGTAATTGCTTTAATGATATTACCTATAACCTTCTTATCCTTATCTATCATTTTAGATTTCTTTAATGATATAATAATATGAGGAGCAAGTTTACAATGTTTTCCTCCTCCAATTTCTTCAGCTAATCCATATTGATTAGGTGAACCATAAAAATGTCCTGATAATACACATATACTACTCTGTCTTTTACATAATGATAATAGTATTTTAAGCATTCTTTTTATTTTTTTCTGTAATATACCTTGGTCAGCTTTAACTATACCATCTTTTAATAAATCAGCTTCTAACTTTTCTACTTCTAAATTACCTATAGAATCAACACAAATAAATAATTTATGATTATCAAGTGAATCACTATTATCAATAAACTGCCCTATAACAGAAGTAGCAGTTTCTACAAAAGGTGCATGAATAAATAACATTTTATCAGGGTCAATTCCCCATCTTTCAACAAATTCAGGAGTTCAAGCGGCTTCAGTATCTATAATAATTGGAGTATAACCTTTTTTCTGTGCATTAGCCATACTTAAAGCCATAAAAGAAGATTTAAAACAAGCTTCAGGAGCAACTAATAAAGTCATTGTTTTTTCTGGCAAACCTTTAAAAAAATCACCAGCTATAATTCTATTTAAATTATATACTGGAGTAGGAACTCAATCTTCTATTTTTGCAATTTCAGACTGACTTAATATATCAGCGTGAGCAGATTTAACATTTTTATTAATCTTATTTCTTAATGTTTCTAATACACTTAATTTCTTTTCTTCTGCCATAATTAATTTCCCCTTAAAGTTTAACTATCTCACTATATCTACCATTAAACTGAACTTGATAAAAATTATCTACAAATCCTTCTAACTCTTCAAATGATTCCCTATGTGATACAATCAATATGTTATTGTTATCATTTTGTTGTTTAGTTTTGATTATATTAACTAAGGACTTTAACCCTTCTGTATCCATTGCATTATCCAAGATTTCATCCAATATCATTAAATCTAAATGTGTATTAGATTGAATCATATTCATATCATTTAATGCAAATTGAATTGACCTATCTAAGGATATCCGTTCTGCTCCAGATAAATTGTTATATGTTGCATTCTTTATTCCCGGCCCTTTAATTGTAATATCTAATCAATTATCCATTGTTACATAAAAATTGACTCCTGTTTGTGTTAAATATTCATTTGTTTTTTGGTTTAATATAGGTATTTTTTGGCTTATTGCATACTGTTTAATCTCTTCATCCCTACATACCTTCTTTAGTTCATTTGTATAATCATTTAATATAGTTGTTTTCTTTTTTTGTTGTTCTAATGTTTTAGTTTCCTTATATTTAATATCATATTTATTTTGATACTCTTATATCCATTTGTCCATCATATTATTATGTTCAATATTAATATTAATCTTTTGTGTTATTAATTTTAATTTGTTTTGATAATTCTCATATAAATCAATTATTTCTTCATTTGGTTTCTTTATTTCTTCTTTGTTTAATCTTTCCAGACAGTTATCTAATAATATAAGAACTTTATTAATTTTAACATTTTTCAATTCATTATTTTGCATTAATAATAAAGAAGGATATATAATAATAGCTTCTTCCTGTTTAGATAAGTCTTTAACAGATTCCTCAATTTCCTTTAACTTTTCATTAATATCATAATTATTATTACCTAGTCAAGTATCAATTACATTTAATTCATTATCAATATGATTTTTAAATTCCTGTTTATCAATATGCTGAAAACAAGTAGGACAAACACCTTCATCTAAATCCTTTTTTAATAATGTTTCTCTTTCTTTTAATTTTATATCTATAAGGGTTTTATCCTTATATACTTCTTGTATTTTATCTTTACATTCTTTAATAGAAGATATTATTTCTTTATGCCTTATATCAAGTTGTTCTCCTGTATAAGTATCAAAACCATATAAATTATTATATTCTGTTATTTCTGGCTGAAAATCTGTTATAGTATGCAACTTATTTTTATACTGAGATATCTTAGTTTTTACTTTAAGTATATTGTTTTGATGCTTATAGAAAATAGAATTTCTTTTATTATCAACTTCTTTTCTATATGCAGATTCATTATCATCTAATCATTTTATTAAAACAATTTGTTTATCTGTAAAGGAATCATTATCAATATATTCCTTATATGCTTTAGTTGATTGTTCTTCATACTCATTCATTAAAGAAGTATTTTTAGATAAAGATGTTTCTGTATCATTTAATTTTGATTGGATTAAATTTAAACTAACATTTACTTTCTTCTGTAATTCTGAATAGTATTCAAGTGAAAATATTTGTTCTAAGAAACTTCTTTTTAAAGGCTTAGTCATATTTAATACAGACATTGAATTATTTGTATCTGCATATACTATATTCATAAAGGATTGAAAATTTAATCCTAAAATATCTTCTATTTGCTTTTGAATATCCTTTTTATTAGGTAGAATTGGAAGCATATTATCATTCTTATATATCTCTAATATATCAGGTTTAATCCCTCTATGTATTTGATATATATCATTTTCTTTTTTAAAAGTAATAATAATTTCAGCATTTTTTCTATTTTTCCAATTAACGATATTAGCTTTAGCCAGACCATCCACCTTACCAAACAAAGCTAAAGGAAACATTTTCAATAGATTAGATTTACCAGTAAAATTTCTTCTTTTATTATGGGAATTTAGACCAGTAATAAAGGAAATCCCATTAGGGGAAAACTCTTGTCATTTATTACCATAAGAGAAGATATTTTTAAATTTAATCTTCAGTATTTGAATCTTCATCAAAATCACCTATAGCTTCTAGTAAAGCTTTATTGATAAATTCCTCTAAAGTAATTTTTTCTAACATAGCCGCAATACTCATATTTTGGTATTCTTCATCTGTTAATTCAATAATTTCAAATTCATCATCATTAAAATACATTTTCATTTCAACCATAACATTACTCCTTATTTAATAAGTTATCCTTTATTTTTAATAAAACAGATTTATTAATAAAGGCAGGAAATTCTTTTTCCTTGATATACATATCCAATAGTTCATTGTTATCAATGTATTCTAATTCTGTTAAAGTGTCAAGAGAAACTTCATCATTAATAAAAAATTTAATATGAGTTTCTAATGGATTCATATCATATATTTCTTGTAATAATTTTTGATTTTTTGCTGTTCCATAATCTTCAGTAAAGATGAATTTTATGATATTATTTTTAATACTTTTTTCTTTAAAATTATCTGTGGAGAATACTTCTATAAAGGAAGGGGAATCATTATAAGGTATAAAATTAATATGATTATTTTTGTATGTATAAAAACCTCTTAGAGAATTTTTATCATTAAAATTTAATGGAATGGAAGAACCTATATAAGTTATGTTCTTTTGTTGTGATATGGCATGAAAATGTCCTGAATATACTTGTTTGAATTTCTTAAAATCAGATATATTAATTTTAGCATTTTTCATTTCATTGCCAGAAGAATTAATAATAAAACCATTAATTTCAAAATGTCCCATTAATATACTATCTTCTGGTAAATGTGTAAAATCTAATCCTCAAGGTATTAAATATGTATCTTTTTCAATTTCTGTAATACTGTTTACTATATGAACATTATCTATTAAAGAAAGATAATGTAAACTAGTGGTTTCTGTTTTATTAGCATAATATTGGTCATGGTTTCCTTTAATAATATAAATATCAAGATTAAATTTCTTAAATTTTTCACATATAGACTGACCTTTGTTTAATGTTAATACATTTAAAGATTTTCTATCATTAAAAAAATCACCTAAATGGATAATATTAGTAATGTTATTATTAATAGCATATTCAATAACAGAATCAAAAAAATCACTAACTACATCTAATCAAAATTCATTATTATTCTTAATACCTAAATGAGTATCAGTAATTAATAAATAATCCTTACACATTATAAACCTCACAATTTTATTTTTCTATATTTAATACTATTTCATAATTAACTGACATCTTATTAGTAGCTTCTAGTTCCAATACTAATTCATTTTTCCTTTCATATATATTTTGTTTTAACTTGGAAATTTTCTTTTCTTTATTAATATATTGAAGGAAAGAATGACTACATATCATTGTTATATATGCGTGTGCATTTTCAGATTTTATATCATTAAAATTATGCATATATTTTAATGCAGTATAGATAGCTTGTGATATAAAATCTTCTTTTCAAGTATAACCTCTTCAATTAGGTTTTTCAGCTAATCCATTAGCAATAGTAGACACATAAATAGCTAATTTATCTGTTATTTTTCCTCTTGTTTTAATTTTGCCCTTTTCATTAAATTCACAAGTAGATTTATACTTATTTAATTCCTCCAGTAAATCTTGGTTATCCACAAAATATTTTCCCATTATATTCTCCTATTGGTTAAAAAGGAATAATAGTCTTTTCTTATAACTTTGTCAAATACTTTTCTTTTATATTTTCAAACTGTTCACATACTATCATCCATTCCCTTACTATCTTTTCCTTTTTAGATTTCTTTAATTTTAAGGATGTTGGTGAATTATATTTTTTGGTTACATCAAAATATATTTCCTTTTCTCCATTCTTCCTTAATAATATATTTAATTCTTGTAATAAATTAGATATTTCCTGTTTATAATTTTCATAAATAGGTTTATCTTTAGATAATGATATATAAGTGTCTGTTAAATAAGTAAGTAATCTCATAATTAAAAAGGGGTGGTTTATGTTTAAAATATTGTTAGTTATTCTGTTTTATATAATTGTATGAACATTTATTGGAAGTTATTTAGTTATATTATCAATAGGTTATGGTATTAAAAGAATAGTAGACTATATACAAAGCAAATTTATTCTTTTAATTTAACCTCTTTAATAATAAAGCCTTCTCTTTTATAGAACTTCTTTCTTTCAGTAGCGTGTTTAGGTAAAAACTTATTACAACAATCAACAATATCATAAATTTGACTTGTTCCTTTATTACAGGATAATCTTAAACTTCTACCTATACTCTGTAAAATTCTAATCTTATCCTTATAAGAACTACCTAATATAATATGAGCTAAATTAGGTATATTGATTCCAGCTTGAAATATATTATATATAGCTATAATGATTATATTAGTATTATTAATAGATTTTTGTCTTCACATTTCTCTATCTTTAACTGACATTTTTCCAGATATAAATACAATTTCTTTTTCTGGAAAATGATTGTTTAGATACTCTTCTAATACTTGTCCTTCCTTCTTAATCTTACCAACCAAAATTAAAACATTTTCTTCTTTAACTTGTTGTATAAGTAATTTAATATGGTTTAACCTAAATTCACTTGCAAATATATCATCTTTAACATTATTATATTGTCCAGTAAATTCATTTTTATAATATAATCTGGATATATTTACTTGACAAGGATTCAAATATCCTTCCTTGGTTAAATAAGAAGATGAATATTCTTTAATTACATTTCCTATATAGGATTTAATACTATTAAACCTTAAATCATCATCTGGCAATGTGCCTGTGCAAGCTATTCTATATTTTGCATTTTGTATATTTTGAGTTAAATTGGTTACTGATTCACTTTGTGCTATTTGGCATTCATCTATACAGAAGAAGTCCATTTCTAATAGAAACTTATCCCTTTTTTCTATAATCCCTTTCATCTTTTCTACATATTCTGGCTGTAATATTTTTGTAAGTTGTTGTTTACATTTATCTTTTTCATCTTTAGTAAATTTAGAAGAAGCAATATTTTTTCTAAGAGAAACAATTTTATTTTTTCTAATTTTAGCATAATCATAAATAAGAGACTGCCAAGTAGATATAACTAAAGGTCTATCCCAAACCTTTTCATCTGCATAGAACTTGCCTAATATAGATTCATCTATACCATAATCTATTAAATCTTCATAAAATTGTGTAATTAAATTAGTAGTTGGAACTATTATAATACCCTTATTTACTTCATTATTTTCATATAATATTTTAAATATATAGGATATAATAAGACTTTTACCAGAAGCAGTTGCAGAAACAAATATACCTTTTTTATATTTTAAAGTAGTTTCTATGATATCCTTTTGATAATCTCTTGGGGAAAATTTTAAGTTATAGTCTTTTATTAATTCTTTTTTATTACCAAATAACTCTTTAACTTCATCAGTTACTTTAATTTCATATCCATTTAATTTACATACTTTAATTAAATCAAATAATAAACCATAAGGTAATTGTCTTTTAGAAGCATTAAAGAGGGAAATTTTACCATCTCAAACCCCTGCTTTATATCTAGGCATAAACCTATAATTTTCAACAAAGAATTCAAAAGAAGATTTAATTAAATTCAAACAATCAAGATTATTAGTATCAATTTGCAAGTATAAGTTATCAACAAGGGAAACACAAACAATTTTATCCTTTATCATTATCAATAAATCCTTTCATAGCTCAATAGACTCTTTTAATACTATTACAACATAGTTCAAAGAAATCTACTCTAGTTTTTTGTTTATCTATAATATCTTTAACCTTCCTGATTTTAATATCTTTAGGAAGATAATATTTTTCAATTTCAACTTTAGTAAGATGTCTATCACTATCAAATTTATAGAAATCATATTGTTTGCCTATAAGAATATCTTGTTTATATTCAAGAGTTTCAAGAACATATTTTTCTTTGCTTAATATTTCTTCATATTTAAAGGAAAGGTTAGTATTTTCTTGTATTTTTTCAGCAATATTATATTCATTAAATTGAGTTTGTTCATCAATAGGGAAGTTTTCTTTTAATTCTTTCCAAATCAAATCTCTTTCAGTTGTATTCATAATGGTATTTATAATCTCCTTATGGGTTTAAAAGACACTAGGGAATAGAAGCCCCTTTATGTTTACTTATTTTATACTTTCAAGTCTTTATAATTCTCAAAAATTCATATAAACAGTATACTTGTTTAACTGTTTAGATATTATAAAGATTAAAACAACAAAAGCTGAATAGATGTAAACATAAAAAGAAAAAATTAGATGCTGTTTGTTTAACTTCAAAAGCACGTCGATTGTATCCTAAAAACTGAAAAATGTCAACCGTAAAAGTAAAGTATTTTAATACAAGTAATACAAGTATTTAGAAGTCATTAAATCCCAAACCTTTCAGGTTTGTAGATTTAATTCAGGCAATTTTTCATTGTATTAAACTACTGATTAATACAGGTTTATTAGACTGTTTTAAACAAGTAATCCATATAATTGAAGTATTTTAATTTAAAATAATACTTGACAAGAATCACTTATTTTATTACAATGTGTTAACAACACTTTTTGGCAGGGATATATATTATACTTATATACTGCTATTATATAATTAATACAAGTAGTATACTTTTCTCGTACGGTAAACACTCCTTCTTATCCTTATAATTTATAGTATATTATTATATCTAATTAATTCAGTATTATATGAAATTGTATTAAAATGGTAAGGTTTTCTCGTGCGGATTGGTCTTTCATTAAAAAAGATAAATTTATGTTATATTATTATAATCAATTAAATCAGTATTATATGAAATTGTATTAAAATGGTAAGGTTTTCTCGTGCGGATTGGTCTTTCATTAAAAAAGATAAATTTATGTTATATTATTATAATCAATTAAATCAGTATAATAAGAATTTATGATAATATAGTAAGGTTTTCTCGTGCGGTAAACACTTCTTGACAAATATAATAAGAATACTTATATTCTATTTTAATAAATCAATTTAACCATAAAAGGATTACTATATGAAAGAAAGAAAAATGAAAGATGAATTTTTAGAAAGACTTATTATTAAAGGTATGATGACAGATAAAAAGTATACTGTTCTCTTAATGTCCAGTTTTAAACCAGAATACTTTGATAATGAAAATATAGCTAAATTATTTACCTTTATTAATACACATTATAAAGATTATCAAACACTCCCTAATAATGATATTATAATCAATTCTTTAAAAGATGATAATATTCCAGATACTTTAAAAGAAATTGATGCAATTGATTACTCTATTTCTAAAAATTATGAACATCTGTTTAAGGAAACTAATTATTACCTTAAAGAAAAATCATTTAAAGATGCCTTATTAAAAGGAGTTGAATTAGTTGAACAAGGTAAAAATCCATTAGAATATAAAAGTATTATTGAAGATGCATTATCAAAAGATTTGGCAATGGACTTGGGAACAAATTATTTTGATTCACTTAATGAAAGATTGAAAAGAGTTTTAACTAATCAAGTTAAAAAAACACCTACTTTCTTTCCTATCTTTGATGAATTTATTTCAGGTGGCTTTCCTCCATATACTTTAAGTGTTATTATGGCTAGAATTCACGGTATGAAAACAAACTTTCTAGTTAATATGGCAACTAGACAAGTGCTAAATGGGTTTAATCCAGTTATTTTTAGTATGGAAATGTCTGAAGAAGCCTTATGTCAAAGAATTGATGCTATCTATTCTAAATTGGATATTAATAGAATTTATATAGATAAAAAAATTACTAAAGGTATGGTTAGTGAATTAAAAAGATTAAAGAATAAGAATGGTTTAGGAACATTAATTATAAAAGAATTCCCTACAGGTAAAGCTACTTGTAATGATTTTTCTTCTTTTATAAAAGAATTACATTATAGAGGTATAGACCCTAATCCTATCTTTTGTGATTATATTCAAATAATGGGTGCTGAAACTAAAAGTTCTCAAAAATGGAGAGATATATCAGATATTTCCAAGGATTTAAGAGCATTATCATTAAAAGAAAAGGTTCCTGTTATATCAGTTAGTCAGGGAACTAGAGAATTTGGAAGGAATGGTTTGGCTGAAGCTGATTTATATGATGTAGGTGGTAGTATTGATATTGCTAGTGATAGTGATTTTATGGCTATCTTTGGACAAGATGAAGATTCTTTAATATATGAAAATGAAATACATTACAAAATTGTAAAGAATAGGATAGGTGGTAGGGTTGGTGATATTGGTAAATTATTCATTGACAAGAAATCTCTAAAAATGTATGATGAAACAGAATTAGATATTTGGTTGGATGATAAGAAATCTTCAGGTGATGAAAGAATTATTAAAAGGAGTGTTTAATGTTATCAAGTATTTTATTTGGTTTTTGGTCTTTTTCTATTATCTTGTTTTTTATTAATTAAAATATTTGGAAAAATAAAAGTCTTGACAAGTAATAGAAAGATGTCTATTATATGTTCATTGAGAGACAATTTTAACCAATAGAGGTTTTTATGAATATTAATCCTGAAGATAAACAGTATACTACTTATGAATATACAATGGCATTCCCTTGGTCTAATTGTTGTTATGATGAATATACAATTAATGCTAATCATCTACAGGATGCTATAGAAGTTTTAATTGAATATTGTATAGAAAAACAGGTAGATATAAGTGATGAAGTAAATGATGATTTGATTAATGATGGTAATACTTATTTGGGTTATTATTGGCCTGATAAAAATCAGGTTATAAAAAAGGAGAATAATTAATGGAATCAACTAAAACAGTTTCTTTAAAGAATATAAAGGCTAATAATTCTATTGGGTTAATTATTGAATTATTGAATCAGTCAATGGATAATAATCTTGATGAAATTTTTCCAGAAATTGAAGATAATTCTTTTGACCACGAGTTTGGAACAGAACATCAATATGATACTATATTAGAAAAAGGTGAATTATATTGGTCATTTAATATAGAATTTGAAGATACATTGAACATCAAAAAATTTGTTAATCAATTTCAAGTAATGTTTAATGTAGAGAGTGATTTCCCTGAACTATGTCCTGTTGATAGTTATGATACTGGAAGTTGGGATTATGAATTAAAATATGCAATTAGTATTTTTTCAGATGTATCAGATACTTGGAGAACAGGAAACAAGGTTATAGATATTTGTAATAATAAGGTATTGTATGCATCTCCTATAGAATCAAATATACCATCAATGGAAATAACCAATAAAATCCAGATTAATATAGAGATATCATAGGATAAAATTATGAAAGAATGTGATGTTCATCCTGATTTAATAAAGATATGGAAGAATTTAAAAGAAGAACATACTTGTTGTAGTATATATCAAGATATTAATGTAGATATTTGTTATAATTTTATTGGTTGTAAAAAATTAACTGAAATTCTTCCTTGTAAAAAATGTTTGGCTTGGGCCGAATGAAATCACAGAGTTATAGAGTTAATTAAATCAATAGATGAAAAACAAAGAATGTATACTATGGTATATGAGTATAGTGAATTGAATAAACAAGATGTATTAAATGAAACTGAAAGGATTAAAAAAGAGTATTATAGTGATGTAATAAGGAAATATAACTCCAGAAAATTTATTTGAGAATGATAAATAGGAGAAACTTTTTAATAGGAGTTATAAATGTTTAAAATCCATAATATAGTTGAATTAAAAGAAACTAATAAAATTTATTTGAGAATGATAAATAGGAGAAACTTTTTAATAGGAGTTATAAATGTTTAAAATCCATAATATAGTTGAATTAAAAGAAACTAATAAAAAAATTGAAAAATTGGAAGCTATTAATAAACTTAATGAAACAGAAAGACTTAAATTAAGTTATTATAGAGAATTGATTAAAAATTATCATAATAATAAGTGGACAACCATCAAAATCAGAAAGGATATCTTTTAATGACAACTTTCAATAAAATGAAAAACTTCTTAATGGATGATTTGAATTATCTTAATTCCCTTTCTATTAAAGAAAGAACATTATATATTAATTGAAATTATCTTAATAGTCCTAAGATGTTAAAATGATTTGAGAAATATAAAAAAGAAATAGCATATGTAAAGGAAAACATATGAATAGCCAAACATAAAAATGATTATCAAGATTTAAATATAGAAGTTATTCCAGTAGATAACCCAAAACTTTCTTTACATTGAAGAATATTAAGAGAATTATCTTGTTCAGTTATATGAAGTTCAAACCCGGGAAGATTACAGAAGTATTTAGTTGTTCATAAAGATATAACAACAAATTTAATGGGATTAAAAGAAACAAATTATAAATTTATTGGTTTTATTTCATTAGGTAGTGATTTTATTGGTATTGGAGGAAGAGATAAGTATATAGGTTGAAATAATAAAAATAAATTAGATAATAGAATGTTAAAATATACTGCAATGGGTTCAAGTATATGTGCTGTTCAGCCTTTTAGTAATAATTATTTAGGTGGAAAATTAATAGCTTTACTTACTTGTTCTGATATAGTAACAGATTATTGAAGTAAAAAATATGATAATCCTTTAGTAGGAATAACTACTACTTCTTTATATGGTGGTTTTTCACAATATAATTCACTTAATCATTGAAGAAAATGTGGTACTAGCAAAGGTAAAGTGATGTTAGACCCAACATTCAAAGCATATAATGTATTACATAAGTGATTTAGAGAAACATATCCTGAAGAATATGAATTTTTAATGAAAAAATCTCATTCAAAAAGATGGGTAATTGGTGCTATTTATGATAAATTTGAAGTTCAACATATAGATAATAATGCTCCAAGAGGAGTTTATTTCTGTTCTCTATATAACAATTCTAAAGAGTTTCTTTCTCAAAAAGTTACTACTTTAAATGAAAAGAAATTTGATAATTCTGTATCTACCTTAATTGATTTATGAAAAACAAAATATGCTATTAAAAAAATAGATAGACTTGATTTAAATAAAAGTGTATTGTTTTATGATGATATAACAGGAGTGGATTGACAAACTGTTAAAACTAAATATTTAGGATAATTATATGACTGAAAAACAATATAAGTTATTGAAACTATTAGATAAACAAATACAAAATTGTCAATTATGTGACTTATATAAGAATGGAAGAACTAAACCTTTTTGAACAAATCAAGCTAAATATATGATGATTCTGGAATCACCGGGAAAACAAGAAGTTTTAAATAATGAAGTATTAATAGGTAAAACAGGAGAATTATTTTGACTCTTGATAGAGGAAGCAGGTTTAAATAAAAATGATTTCCTTATTATGAATTCTGTTAATTGTAGAGTTATGAATGGTAATAAACAAGGTAAACCATCTAATTATCATTTAACTACTTGTAATGCTTGATTAAGAAAATATATTAAAGTATTAAGACCAGAAAAGATAATATTATTTGGCAACTATGCAATAAGAACAATATTAGATGAATGGGGAATTTCCAAGTATAATGGAATTAAATCAAAAAAATGTTTATATGGAACTATTGATAGTGAAGTATTAAGATGTTATCATCCATCAGCTTGTTTATATAATCCAGTAACTGAAATAGAATTACAAGAAACATTAGATAACTTTTAGAAGGGGAAAATTATGAAAATACAATTGTTAAGTGATTTACATTGTGAATTTAATCCAAAAGAAATAGATAAATTATTTGATACTTCTGTTGATTTAATTATATTGGCAGGTGATATATCTAATAGCACTCATATTAAAGAAGATTTAACTTATATTTCTAATATAGGGATTCCTATTATATACATAACTGGTAATCACGAGTATTATGGTTCTTCTAAAAAGGAATTAGATAAAGAGATGACAAGATTCTGTAAATCTGTGCCTAATTTAACTTTCTTAAATAATCAAATTTTGCAGATTAATGATATTGTCTTTATTGGTTCTACTGGTTGGTGTGATGAATCTAATGGACTGTTAACTCAATATCATTATAGAATGTTAAATGATTTTAGGTATATAGAAGATAGTGGTGAATTAACAGATTGGGGAAGAGCAAATAAGATATTTTTTGAAGAACAACTAGAAGAATTAAGTAAGTATAAAGATAAGAAAGTAATATGTATAAGCCATAACGGGCCAACAACATTATCTCCCCCTGAATTCAAAAACCATCCATTAAATACTTGTTTTCAAAATAAATGGGAAGATATGATATTAAAGTATCAACCTTTATATTGGTTATTTGGCCATACACATAAATACATGAAATATGAAGTAGATAAAACAATATGTATATGTAATCCAGTAGGCTATCCAACAGAAAAAATAAATTACAAAAAAACTATAATAGAGGTATAATTATGAGATTAAAAAGATTTATAACAGAATCTATAGGTAATAAAGAAAGATATGATAAATATTTTGATGCAGGACAATTTACAGATTTAACTATCAATAAAACTTGTTCCTTTGTTGATAAAGACCTGAATATATTAGACATTACTGTTAATAAAGGTGAAAATATTCAATTAATTTTAAATAATACAAAAACAGGGAAGTTAAAAGGCCAAAAGATAGACCATTATTTTGTTAATGTTATGTACAAAGGACAGAATTTATTTATAGATGTTAATAATATAACAACTCCCGGTAGTAGAAGAGGGGAATCTCTTAGTATACAAGCTACTAATTTAATTAAAGGTGGAAATAATGCAAGAGAAGATGTAATGTTATGGGGTAATATATATAATCCATCAGATTTTAAAGAATTTACAGATTATACAGAAATGGCTTCTGTTATTATTAATGGGTTTAAAAACAATAATTCTGTTCCTGATTATGTTTCTAATCAAATGGAATTAATTATTAATACTGGTAATTGAACAAGATTTGATTGAGGGCCAATAGTTGATACTGACCATAAAAATCAAATAGGTAAATATTTTGGTGAATTACTTGTTGGTTTATGTTTATTAAAAGGGGAATATAATGTATTTAGTGGTGATGTAGCAGGAATGTTAGGTAAACATAAATTAACATCCTTTTTAATGCCATTATCTCCATCATTTCCAGCCGCTGATTCTTTACTTAAAACAGATTTAGGTATTATACCTATATCTAATAAAAAAGGTGGTGGAACAGGTGCTTCCTTTTATACTAATCTTATTCCTTCTTTAATTAAAAAAGATGATAAAGATTTAAAAGTTGGTTCTAAAATCTTATATCAAATGAAACAAGCTTATTTAAAAGTTAATAATAAAAGAGAGGTGCTTAAACAAATTTACGTTTGAGGGTTTGATACTTTATTTAATAATCTTAAACTTAAATGTCAACCATTTGATATATATACAAATATATTAAAAAATAATATAACACCAGAAGTAGAAAAGGTATGTGATTATATAAATTCTCATAATTGGCCTAATATAACACCAAAACATTTAACAGCAGTAAAGGCAAATTTACCATATTCAATAACACATTTTTTCTCAACTCATCAATATTATATATTAACTAATGATATAAAAAGTAAAGATGTAATATTAGATGTATTAGGTGCTAAGTCATATTGACAGGCAGATTTACAAACAAAACCTTGAAATAATGGTTCAACTGTATTTAATTTGAAAGAAAGTAATAAAACATTATTGACATTCTCACCTACAAGAGGTAAAG